CCGGCATGACCGGCGGCCCTCCCCTGGCGCCGTCGACCGTCCGCAACAAGGGCTCAGACGTGAAGCTGATCGATACCGAGGCGATGATCGACTCGCTCGACCACGAGGTAACGCTGTGACGACGCGGCTCGCCAAGACGATCAACAAGGTGAGCGGACCACACACGGTGACGCGCCGTGCCGCCGTCGCGTGGGTCAACGGTCGTCCGGTCGACAACGGCGAGGTTGCGGCGACCGTCGACTTGGCGCTGCAGCGCGTCACGTCTCGTCCGATCAGGCTCCAGCGGTTGCCTGACGGTGACCAGACCGAGGGCGAGACGCGTGTGTGGGTGACCCTCCGCAACCTCGCCGCGGCCGAGGACATCACCAATCCTGGGGTTCCGCTCGGCTGGACCGAGCTTCAGACCGCGCCGCCCGAGCGGACCGAGGGTCCGCCTGGCGACCTGATCGACGACGGCTTCGGCCGGCGCTTCGAGGTGATCGAGCGCCTCGGTTGGGACGAGTCGCAGACATTCACCTCGCCTGGCGTCGCGCAGTTTCAGCGCTACGTGGTCGAGGAGCGGGGGGCGACACCGTGACCGCAACTGGTTCCCAGCGGCGCGCCAAGGCGGAAGCGATCGAGGGCCTCTCTGCGGAGGCGTGTCCGGTATGCCGCGGTTCAGGGGTCCTCGTGAACAACGGGGAAGGACTGCATCCATGTCACGAGCCATACGGCGACGTGTTGCCAAATTTGGTGGGCGGAACGATCGTGAAGTTGGGTGAAATGGCGGAGTGTCCGAAGTGCAACGTCGCCGTTGACGACCCTGAGCATCCGGCCGGGGCCATGCGGGGGCTGGCCGACATCGAGAGGCTCGAGGAGCGGGGGGCAACGCCGTGAACGAGCCGATCGCATGGACGCAGGTCGAGGACGCGCTCACCAGGTGGGTGCGCCTGTCCACTGGCTTCGCCGACACCGATGTCCGGCTCGTCCCTCAGCGTGCGACCGGCGCGGCACGAGGGCCATCACCGAAGGTCCAAATCTCCCTGCTCTCGATGCTGCAGCGGAGCAAGGTGATGCGCCGTCGCTACGTGCAGACCATGCGCCAGCGGTACACCGTGACCGCCGACGGCCCCGGCACCGTCGGAGTCGACTTCTACCCCGACGTCTCGCTGGTCCCGCAGTCGATCGCGTACGTTGCCGGGCCCGGCGAGGACCCGGCCTCGAGCGCGGCTGGATTGCTCGCCGAATTGGTCGCCAACCTTCCCGCGGGCTACAGCGCAAGCGCTGATCCCGAGGACGCCGCCAGCGTGCTCGTTGACGGATCGGACAACGAGCCCGTCTTCGCCGCGCTCCCGCTCGACGCGGGGCCCGGGCTCGACCCGATCACCACGGTCGCAGACGCCATCCCGAGGGTCGCGGACCTGCGCCTCGTGCAATTCAGGTTCGTCTGGCGGCTCGATTTCCGGTCGGACGCGACCAACGGCGCGTCGCAGGCGTCCAACGCGAGGATGCGCTGCCAGACGCTCCGCGAGGATCTGCTCGATCCGGTCATGCGCAGCCTCGGATTCGAGTCCGAGGGCACAGCCGCGACGACCGCGGCGATCACCCCGGACCGCGTCGAGAGCCTCGCCGTCTACGACGTCGCGTTCCGCGGCCACATGGCGCTCGCCGTCGCTCGGGTCGTCGGGCGAGCGCTCGCATTCAACGTCACCACCCAGCAGGCCGCATGAGGATCCTATGACGCTCGCACTCTGGAACCAGGTTGTCACGACACTCGAAGCGCCGAGCACTCCGCCGGAGAACTTCATCAAGATCCCCGGCATCCCGAGCTCGACGGCGACAGGCCTTGCCGCGTTCGCCGGCATCTCCGCCAAGCAGTACGCGACGATCGAGCAGATGACCGACGACGGATTCGCCGAGTCCTCGTTCGAGGTGCTCTCGGCGACCAACTTTCTCGCGCAGGACACTCCCCAGGGCGAGGCCGTGACGCGATGGGTCGTGATCGCGCTGCAACCGTTCGTCGCGCAGGTCGACGAGTTCACCGTCGAGGCGAGCGACGACGGGACCTACGAACTCTACCTCGCGCCGGCGATCGGCCTGAGCCCGACCCTGGCGGCGTCGTTCGTCGCGGCCGCCAACACGGTCACCGAGATCAAAGACGGCCTGATCATCAGCTTCAACGGCGGCGCGTTCGCGGCTGACTTCACCGCGGCCGACGTCGACGTCGACTCGGGCTCGGTCACGGCGAACACCGCCGGGCAGGCGTTCGTGCTGACCGGCGAGGGTCCCAACGGGACGAGCGATATCACGGTGCTCAACTTGACCCCCAACAGCGGCCCGGCGGACTCGTTGGACCCGGGCTTCGAAGAGGAGCCGTTTTGGGGTGTGATCCCGGAGCCGGGGATCGCCGACGGGCTCTGGTACGAGTACTCGCGCTGGGCGGAGGACAGCCCGGGGGTCTTCTCGACGCGGCGCAACGTTCTGTTCCTCCAGACGAGCGAGGCCGGGATCATCGACCCGCTCGACACGGACAACCTTGCGCTGACCCTCCAGGTGCTCCAGCGCAAGCGGACCTTCGGCGTCTACCACGTAAGCGACTCGGACTACATGAGCGCCTCGGTGTTCGGCCTGTACGGCGGTCAGCAGGCCGGTCGTCGAGCCTTTCACCTGCGTGAGATCATCGGCACGACCCTCGTCGGCCCGGGTACGCTCGGGCCCGACGTGTTCACGCTGGCGGTGGGGATGTTGCTCAAGGAGCGCAACTTCGGATGGATCGAGCGCGACGGCAACGCCAACACCGATCCGGCCCGCTTCGCCTGGGGACAGGGATCCGGAGGGTTCTTCGCCGAGCAGGTGCAGGCCGAGGACTTTTGGTGGTTCGACGTCTCGAACGGGATGCTCGAGATCCAAGCGTCCGAGGATGGGTGGACCCTCGACGGGCCTGGCATCCAGAAGCTCGTCGCGCGCGTCAAGCAGAGCAACGACACGCTGGCCAGCTTCAACCCGCCGGTGGTCGACAGCAACAACACCTCGGTGACGTTCGTCCCGCTCAGCGAAGTCCCGCTCAGCGAGCAGGCGGTGGGCGACTACCAGACCACCGGTCGCGTGACGAGCGTCGCCACCCTGATCCCGCGTGGCCGGTCGCTGCGCGTGGATGGCGTTTTCCCGACCGCGTGAGGAGACTGAAGCATGGCCAACCAGACGATCATCGTTCGCGTCGAGGACACCGACATCCGCATCGCCGGTCGGCGCATGACGGACTTCCCGCAGGCAGGCACGCTGGTCTCGTTCGAGAAGATCAGCGCCAACGCGACGCACATCGAGGGTCTCAACGGCACATCGACGAACGTCGGCTCCAACGGCCTGTCCTACCGGATGACGATCAACCTCATGCAGCACAGCGACGACGACGTGTTCATGATGGGCGCAGTCGTTGCACTCAAGTCTGGACCCGTCGTGCTGCCGGTCCGTCTGAAGTACGGCGCCGTCGACACGTCGAGCCCTGGCTGCGTGATCGAGACGGAGCCGACACGGGAACATGCGGCGGACGGCTCGCCGATGTCCGTCTACACGCTGACGGGATCGTGGCCCGCCGGCGCGCTGCTGCTCCCACTCGCTGCTCCCGTTCAGCTGACCGAGGATCAGGTTCTCAGCTTCGTCAATGCCTGACCCCCGCACATTCGCGCTCGGCGGCCTCGTCTGGACGATCTCGCCGATGGACTTCGACGAGCAGATCGAGGCGGAGTGCATCTTCGCGCGCACGCTCGGGCCTGCGCTCGGCTCGGCCGTCCGCGTCGGGGTCGCGGGTGTGATCCCGATGTTCATCGACGTGCTCCGCGAGATGGCCGGAAAGGGCGAGCGGTTCAACCTGGAGAACCTGGCCAACCGCTGGCACGCGTTCCTGCAGGACGAGGACGGGACCAGGGATCCGAAGGTGCGCCAGGTCTGGGAGGATTTCCTCGGGGTCTTGTCCGACTCCGGAGGCGAGGCCATCCACGCGGCGGTCTCGACGATCGCCATGCGCGTACACCCCGAAGATGCGCGTCGGCTGTTCGACCTCGCGATCCTGAACAATCGCAAGACCATGGTCGCCACCGACGGCAAGCAGGTGGGCGTCTCCGACATGGGTACGCTCAGCCGACTGCTTTTGCGCGACCCTCGGGCGAAGTGGGAGCTTCTCGGGAAGGCGGTCCGCGTGACCTACCGTCCGGACCACTTTGAGCAGGACGAAGATGAGGACGACGGCGAACAGGCCGAGGGGGCCCAGGGGGATGCGTGAGCGAGTATCGCCAGCCCTGGAATTCGGTGAGCGTGGGTCGCCGCCGTGTCCGTCTGCAGATCCTGGATCCGCAGACCGCGTTCGAGTTTGAGCCTCGTCTGATCGAAGCGCTCGGTGACACGCTGGCGCTGACCGCAGCGGCCCCAGACAAGCTGACCACAGCGGTCTGGCGCCACGCTGCGCAGACCAGCGAGGACCTCGAACAGACGCTCCTGGACCCGGTCCACGGTCCAGCGATGGCACGACAGGCGATGCTCACGTTCGCCGAGCTCGTGGCCGAGGCGTTGACGGCTGCGAACATCTCGCCCCGCCTGGCCGCCCTCGCGTTCCGGAGGTTGCTGTTCGGCAAGCTCGAGATCGATGGCCGTAGGGTCGCCACGCCGCGCGAGTACGTCGAGGCCGGACTCCGCCCCCTGGACAAGTGGCGGCTGCTCGGCGCCCAGATCCAGCAGTCGTATGGACCGCTGTGGCTGCGTAGTCCGTACCGCCTGCGGTCCCACCGTGAGGACTACGGAGTCCCGCGACCCAAGGACGTGCCGGTCGCGGTCGCGTGGGCGGACAGCCTCGCCGTGCGCGGGTCGGCCTCGAGCAGCATTGAGATCCTCACGACGTGGACGCCGGTCCAGATGATCCAGGTGGTCGAGGTCGCAGCTCAGCAGGCGGAGATCGAACGGCGCGCGGCCGAGCATGCGCGGAAGGGCGGCCGCTGACATGCAGATCCGCAAGTTCGTGATCGCCGTCGTCTCCACCTTCGACGACAAGGGCAACAAGAAGGCCGTCGCGTCGATGAAGGAGACTCGGCGCCAGGCGGCCGAGCTCACGAAGGAGTACATCAAGCTCGACCGCGCGCAGGAGGCCACGGCTCAGAGCGCGAAGAAGATGAGTAGCGCGGCGGACGACGCCGACGACGAGCTCGCCAAGCTCCAGCGTCAAGTCGTCTCACTCGACGAGAAGATCAAGGACCTGAACAGGTCGATCGCCAAGCAGCGCAAGCGGTTGTCGGAGCTCAACACGCGCTCGCTCAAGGACGTCGGCGCGTCGTTCGATGGTGCGTCGGACAAGTTGGGCAAGTTCCGATCGGCGATGGCACCGATCGGCGAGGTCGCGGCGATGGCTGCTCGCGGCATTGCGGCGTTCACAACTGCCGGCGTTGCCGTCGGCGCCGGCGTGATCACGGTCGGCACGCAGTTCGAGACGCTCCGAGCGAGGCTCAAGACCGTCGAGGGCTCGGCCGAAGGTGCTGAGCGGGCCTTCGCGAGGATCCAAGAGTTCACGAAGACGACGCCGTTCCAACTCGACGAGGTGACGACGGCGTTCGTTCGGCTCAAGTCGCTGGGGCTCGACGCCAGCCAGCAGAGCCTGTCGGCGTTCGGAAACCTCGCGGCCGCGCAGGGCAAGAGCATCATCGACTTCATCGAGGCCGTCGCTGACGCGAGCACGGGGGAGTTCGAGCGGCTCAAGGAATTCGGGATCAAGGCGTCGAGCCAGGGCGAGCAGGTCGCGTTCACATTCAAGGGCACGACCACCACCGTGGGCAAGAACGCCGACGAGATCCAGGCCTTCCTCCGGGGTCTTGGTGAGACGGAGTTTGCGGGCGCGATGGAGGAGCAGATGGCGACCACGGCCGGTGCCATCTCCAACCTCAAAGACACGTTCTTCACGTTCCTCGACACCGTCGCTCAGATGGGTGTGCTCGACGAGTTCAAGGCGTTGCTCAGCGACCTGTCTGGCCTCGCTGGGAACGAAGGATTCGCTGGCATCATCGCCGAGGGTCTCGTGATGGCCCTCAAGTCGCTCCGCGAGATACTTGCCAACGTCACCGAGGAAGACATTCGAGAATTTCTCAACACGGCCATCGATCTGGCCAAGTCGCTGGCGGGCGCCGTCGAGTTTCTCGTCGAGGCGTTCAAGTTGTTCACGATCGCCAGCGGTGACGCCGGCAGTTCGGTCGAGAACCTGACGCTCATCGTCTTCGGCCTCGTCGCGGCATTCACCGGGCCGGCCGGCCTCGTCGCGGCAGCTGGTCTGGTAGGCACTGCCATGGGCAGGATGCTCGCCAACGTGGCGCTCGACCTGGACGGAACCAACGATCGAATCGCGGAGTTGGATGCGAGGGTCGCTAAGCTCAGGGCGAACATCAATGCGAGCAACAGGGCCGCCGCCGCGGCCGAGTCTCAAGCAGCTGCTCGGTCAGATGAGATAGATCGCAAGCGGGAAGAGTACGCAAAAAAACGCGAACAGCGGCTCGAACGACAGGCTGGTGGCCTCGGGGCTGGCCTCGTGCGCGAAGACATCAGCGAGGAGGAGCGCGGGTTCCAGGCGCAGTTCATCGAGCTTGGAGGTGAGGAAGCCCAGGCCGCTGCGCGGTCGAAGTTGTTCACCGAGGCTGGTCAGCAAGTCACCGCCAAGATCGCGCAAGCGGAGCGGAAGAAGATCGATGAGGTGGAAGCTCGGGCTCGAAGGGAGGCCCGGCGCGCCGGCAAGTCTCGCGAGCAGATCGACAAGGCCGCACAAAACGCGAGGGTCGGTGCAGCACGAGCAGCCCAGGCCAGCCGTCGCAAGGCATTCGAGGCCGCCCAGAAGACGTTCGAGGAGACCGGGTCCGCCGAAGCCGCTGCGACAGCCGGGGCGGCCCAGGTCGCAGGTCGCGGCAAGAAAGGCGGACTCGGTCGCAGGGGAAAGGCGGACACCTTCTTCGACTTCGAGAAGCGCGTCGAGCGGGCGGCCAGGAGTCAGGCCGAGGTGTTCGCCCAGCAAGAACTCGAGCGCCTGCGGGCCGAAGGCGTGGCCGTCGAGGATGCGATCGCCCAGTCGCGCGCGGCCGGGCGCAAGCGGGCGGAGGTCCTCACGCAGAAGTTCCTCGAGGCCGGCAAGATCTTCGATCCGGGCAAGGAAGACAACATCCTGGACATCCTCGGCCTCAAGGGTCCAGGGTCGGTTCTCGAGGGGCGTCCGGCTCCAGAGGTGCTCACGATCAACATCGCCCCGATCATCAACCTGATCGGCGGCGACTTCAACATGACCGCGACGTTCGAGGGCACCGAGGCCGGCGTGCGCGAGGCGTTGGCCACCGGTGGCGAGACGCTCGTGCAGGAGTCGCTCGCGCCGAACATGCAGCAAGTCCGCGACCTGTTCGATCAGATGCTCGGTCTTCTCGGCGACCGCCTCATCTCGGCGGCCGGCGGTGGTACACAGACACAGGGGCCGCCAGGCTGATGTCGTCGGAGAAGTTCATCGAGGGTCTGCGGATCTTCAGCGAGTCGCAGGCAAAGTCGCGCAGGACGTGCGTCCCGGGGCAGGTCGGGAACATCACCAAGGAAACCGACCGCGATCAGGACGCCGACTTCGTCCCAGGTATTCCGGATCTGGTTGCCGGCGAGGCGGACAGCGGAACCCCGAGCCCCGACGCGCCGCGGCTGAACATCGCGGGCGGCGGGTTCTACATCCTCCTTCCCGTAGCCAAGGGCGACGAGGCTGTCGGGCTGGTCTCGGACCGGGCGCTCGACGAGTGGCGCCAGTCTCGTACACCAGGGCTGCCGCCAGTGTTCGAGCGCATTCAGGACGACTCCGACGTGATGATCGCTCCGCTCGCTATCACGGCCCCGAGCGGCGCGCCAAGTTCGTGGGACGGCCTGACGCTTGGCGGACCCGCTGGACCGTGCATCGATCTCGACGACGTCGGGGCGCTGACCATCACCAAGCAAGGCACACCCGTCGCCACGATCACGCTCGACGCTTCCGGGTCGGTGACCATCGATGTCGAGGTCGGGCAGTCGGTGAACATCGGGGATGGTGCAGCAGCAGCTCTGGCCAAGGCGCAGGACTTACTCACCGCGATCGACTCAGCGATCACGGCTGCGATCACCGCTGCTGCGCCGATCGTGCCGCCCAATGGCGATGGTGGGACCGCGGCCTTCGGCGCGTTTCAGACCGCCTGGAACCTCGTCAAGAACAACATCGCCACGCTGAAAGCGAAGGGGTCCTGATGGCAGATCGACTGTTCGCTAGCACTGGCTCACCCGCGCGCATCGCCGGCGTCCACGTCGACACCATCACGCAGATCTCGCGCAAGCGTGGGTACAACAGGACGACGACGACGCTGGAGACCGGCGCGCCGCTGACGATCCACCGCAAGCGCAAGGCTGAGGGCATCACCATCGAGGTCGTCGCGTCGGACCGTGAGCCGATCGTCGGCGCGATCTTGACCCCGCTGTGGGAGCGCGACCACGCCAGGCAGGTCGAGAAGCGGCTGCAAGCCGCGATGGCCGGCGATGAGGAGATCGAGATCTGGGACGGCACGCAGTACCTCGAGACGCCGCAGGGGTCGCGGGTGTGGGTGATCGACGACATCGACGACAGCCACACTGCCCCTGAGACCGGCGTGTACCGAGCAACGCTGATGATCGGGGAATCGAAGCGCGCGAACACAGCGTTCACATCCGCGCTCGCCGACGTCGATGAGAGCCTCTCGGACGTGACTGGCGATCCGGCAGACCGAGGTCGCCAGAGCGGCAAGACCGTCGGCGTCCCTGCGAGCTTCTGGCCGGCGTAGGAGCATCATGGCGACAGAACTCGATCCAGCACTCGACGGCGAGGTGGGCTCCACGACCACCCAGCAACTCGACGGGACCGACTACAGGATCCGGCTGTTCTGGCTCGCCGAGGAGACCAACACACCGTGGGGCACGCCTGAGCGACTCGGTGCGGCGGTGGTCACGGACGGAGGGTCGTACGTCGGCGCCGACGGTGACTACCCTGCTATCCAAGCGGCAACGAGCGGCGACGGCGAAGGTGCGACCTTCATCGTGACGATCGCCGGCGGGGTGGTCACGGCGGTCAAGAGCATCGTCACGCGCGGCGACGGATACGTCGCGTTCACCGACACGATCGACCTCGCGGTCTCGGGCGTCACCGAGAACTCCCCGGCCGAGCTCACGGTGTCTCTGGCGTTCGCGGACCCAGGCGTCTGGTCCGAGTCTACGCGCGCGCAGGACGGGACGCCGTTGGTCGAGGGTCAGGTGCTCCGCAACGGCTCCGACACGCTCGCCGGCATGACCACGATCGAGGGAGCTCCGCAGGGTCGGCTTTTGCCGAACGACTACTCGGGCAATTCGCGGGACCCGGGTCGCAACGACCTTGACCCGGAGTCAAACTCGCGGCTGGTCTACGTGACCGCCGAGGAGGCCGGCAGGGCGTGAGCCAGGGCGTGAGCCAAGGCGTCAGCGACATCCGCATCGCTGCCACCTCGGACGAACAGTTCTCCGCCGCGGCGGCGAGCTTGCTCAGCAGCGAGCCACTCGACGCGGGCGAGGTCGCGACTACGGAACGCCCTGAGCATGCGGCGGTTGGGATTGTTGCCGAGAGCCGCGAGCGTACGCATCGCGGCGGCCAACGCTCCCGAGTCCTCCGCTGCAACCGTGATGGTCACCGACGCCGACGCCCCTGCGATCGAGCCGCCATCGGCGCCCGGGCCGAAGTACTCATCGACCGGCACGGAGCCGATGGTGATCTCGGTCCGGTCCTGGCTGTAGGTTCCGACGAGAGGCATGGCTCAGAACCGAGCCTTGTCGTCGCGGCTCATGTCCTCGCGCAGCCGCTCAACTGCGACGGGGTCGCCCGGAAGGTCAAGGCACGAGTCGGAGCGATCTCCATCACTCTCGCTGGAGTCAACGACGATCCGGCCGCCCCTGTGCTCTACCTTGGTCACAGTGCAGCGCGCTCCGTGGCTGTGCCACCGGATGACGTCGCCCACGCCAAGGTCTGCGACGCGGACTTTCTCCCAAACCGAGCCGCCCTCGTCCGAGGACCACGAGCTCGTCAGGCGCCCACCCACCTGCGTCCCTGGCCGGACGTCGGACCGCTCCACCTCGAGTTCGGCATTGCAGGACTTACATGTGACAACGACGTGGGCCCGCCTGAGTACGCGCATGCACCGTCAACCGCACCGAGCCGGGAGTATTCCGCATGACCCAGCCCAGGCTCATCGCCCGCCTGCAGATCACCAACGGCGACGGGACCTTCGACAGCCGACCGACCGACGTGGCCGAGGACGACATCCGCATCGAGTGGGACGTTCGCAAGTCGCTCGAGCAGACCCCGAACACGGCGGTCATCAAGGTCTACAACCTGAGCCCGCAGCGCATCGAGCAGATCCAGGGCGTCGTGGTCTCGCGCACCGAGTGGACGCTTGAGGAGCGCGAGGCCCTGCGCCAGGCCGGGGCGTCCACGCAGCCGATCGAGACGACCTACGACAACGCCGGGATCGCGTCCGTGGTCTTGTCTTGGGGCTACCGCGGCGCCACGGCGATCACCCCGTTCCCGCCGCTGAGCGTCGGGTTCATCGGAGGGTCCTACTCGATGGAGGTCGAGGACGACGGCGAGACGCAGATCCTCGTGATCGAGGCCGAGGACGCCGGTCAGCTGCTCACGGCGGCCCGGCTGAATAAGTCGTACTCGAACGGCGCGGACACGGTGAACATCGTCGTGGACTTGATCAACGCGTGCGGCCTGTCCGTCGACGAGGCGCAGCTGCGCAACCTCATGGGCTCGTCGGTGCTTCGGCGCGGGTTTCCGATCGGCAAGCTCCGGCAGATCGGCGGCTACAACGCGAGCAAGGTCCCGGCGGCCGACCAACTCCGGAAGATCTTCCGGTCCCTCGACCTGCGCTGGTCCGTCCAGGACGGGCGCTTCCTGCTGCTCGACCGCGACAGCGTGATCCCCGGCCTACCTCCGATCGTCCTGTCGGCAGCACGCGACACCCTGTGGAACAACCCCAGTCGACAACAGGCCGAGCTCATGGCCGCGGAGACGTGGTGCAACGCAGAGATCCGCCCAGGACGCGTCATCCAGATCGAGGCGACGAACCTCTCGACGTCGTATAGGATCGAGCGCGTGCAGCACACCGGAGACACCGAGGAAGGCGGCAAGTCCGTCCCGCTGCTCGACGCGCTGCAGACGATCGAAGGAGTGTTCTGATGCCAGCTCCGATCATCGACATCGACACGACGGTCAGGCCGTTCGCCACGGTCCAGCCCACGAGGTACACGCAGACGGACGAGGACACCGTGCGCGTGAGCGTGGCGCTCGAGTTGGCCGAGTGGGTCGGGAACGACAAGTACGATCAGACCGTGGGTGTCGACGTCGTGACCTTCCTCGACGGCGAGACCAGCGATAGCGAGCGAACGCGGATCATCGCTCGGGTGGTCAGGAACAACAAGTACGTGACCGGATTCACCGTGGAGCCCACGGTCGATCTCGGCGAGGCGGATGATGGGACGCCGCAGTACCAGGTCTCGTTCACGGCCACGACCAACTTCGGAGACGTCCCGGTAGAGGTGGCGCTGTGACCTTCGGATTCGACCCGACCGACCCAGTGGGGTTCGTGAACCCCACGTTCAACGACCTGCTGATCGACTTCCAGGCGAAGTACCAGGCCGAGACAGGCATCCTGGTCGACCTCGAGCTCAAGTCTCCGGACCAGGGGTTCTTGCGCTTCCTCGCGCGGGCGTTCAAGGCCGGCTACGACGACCAGGCGGGGACCTACGCGTCGGCGTTCGTGGGCACGTCTGCCGGGGTGGCGCTGCGCAACCTCCTGTTCCCGCTGATCGGCGATCCCCTGGCGGCGTCCTTCTCCGAGGTTGTGCTCCCCGTGACGGGCGACCCTCTCTCGGTCATCGGGGCGGGCTCGACGGTGCGCCTCGACTCGGACGGCGTGCTCGGGCTCGACTGGACACTGCTCGCAGACATCAACCTCGACGGCGGAGGCAACGGATCGGGCACGTTCCGCTACGCGACGGCCGGGGCGAAGGAGGCCGCGGCCGCGAGCACGTGGACCATCACGAGCCCGCTGGCCAACTGGGCGACGGCTGGCCCGAACGCGGCCGACGCCACGGTCGGGCGCCTCGCCGAGACCGACAACGAGTACCGCCAGCGAGCTCAACTCAGCGCACTCGGCCGACGTCTGTTTGCGGCCGTGTCCGCGGTCCCAGGCGTCAGCGCGGTCACGATCTTCGAGAACCCGACGGACATCCCGGACGCCGAGTGGGGCGAGGGGCACTGGATCGAGGTGTTGGTCCAAGGCGGCGACGACACCGACATCGCGAACGCGATCCAGTCGGCTCGGTGTGGTGGCGTCAACACGGTCGGCAACACGAGCGCGCTCGCCGATGCCCCGGGGTTCTCCGGCGGGACCGTGACGATCCGATTCTCGCGACCGAACTTGGTCGCGGCCGTGATCGAGTTGACGATCATCAAGGGCGAGGGCTACTCCAGCGACACGAGCGCGGCAGCTGTCACGGCGCGCGAGAACGCGATCAAGTCGCAGGTCGTCACTTGGGGCAACGCTCAGCTGACCGGGTTCGACATCTCCGCCTTCCAGGTCGCCGTTCAAGCGAGCCTCACGCCGTCGGTGCCCGGGATCGAGAACGTGGACCCGAAGACCATCGACGGTGGTGACGTGCTCGTGCTCGGTCCGCGAG